CGGGGCCTCCCTCAAGATGCTTGGACTCGCGAGGGAACTCCACGGCGTCCAGGAGAACGAGCGGACCAAGGCGGACGCCCGGCGGTGTATTGCGCTCTTCGGCAAGGCGCTGGAAGTCTGCCAGAAGGGCCACCTAAACCACGCCCAGGACTACCCGGACCAGCCGGCCGTGCCGGGCAACCCCGGCGACGACATCAACGAGACGATGATGTTCGAGTGGCGGCAGAAGGCGTTGCGAGACTGGGACGACTACCTGAAGCGGTACAAGAAGGCCCTCTCCGAGGACGACGCCCCGGTTATCGAGAAGGCCGTCCAGTACCTCCGGACCCAGGCCCGGGACCAACTCCTCCCCCACCGGACCCGGTGCGTCAGCAAGAAGATGGCCAACGACCTGGAGGCCGTCCGGTTCGTCCGGCTGCCGCCCGACCAGCCGGACGAGGAGGCCGACTGGGAGCGGGTCAAGAGCGAGATGGCGGGCGCCAAGGCCGTCCTCGACGCCGTGCGGGGGGTGTAGGATGGCCACCGACGCCGCGATCCTGACCGCCGCCCGGAGTTATGCCGCCGCCGTTCAGGCGTTGAAAGACGCGGAGGCGAAGCTGGCCGTCCTTCAATCCGAAGTGACTCGCGCCGGCCAAGCCGTGGACGACAAGCGCAAACACGCCTCGGAGTGCCAACGGCACTTGCTCCAAATTGGCAGCCAAAAGCCGTCCGAGCCGGCGCCGCCTGCGGTCGTGCCGCAAGCGGTTTCGCAGACGCCGGTTAAGGTCGCCGAACCGTCCCGGCCGTCCGGTCCCGGTAATTTTCCGGGACCGGACCTGAAGCCCGTCCCGGAGGCCCCTCGGGAGGCCGCCCAGCCCGCCCCGGAGCCGCCCCCAGTCGTTGCGCGGCCCGCGGTCCCGTCGTCGGTCCCCAACCTCGGGGGCCGGCGGCGGGACCGGGTCTGACGGGAGGGTTGGCCGTGGCATTCCGCCTATCCCCCATCGTCACCAAGTCCGTCCCGTTCGACCCCACCAAGCACCCGCGGGACGCGGGCAAGTTCTCGTCGGCGCCCGGCCGGCACGGCGAGCCCGCGGGGCCGGCCGGGCGCACCCCCTCCGAAAAACCATCCCTCCGGGAGCGGGCCAACGCCGCCCGGGCCCGCGGCCGGAAGGAGCGGGCCGACCTCGTGCGGGAGCAACTGGCCCACGCCAAACGGGTGATGGCCGACAAGCCCCTCGTGCGGGACCTGTACCCACTGGTCGCGGAGCGGTACATCGCGGCCATCGAGGCCCCGACGGAGGCCGCCGCGTATGAGGCGCTGGACTTCCCGCGGCTGAAAGAGGAAGTCGCGGAGCACATCGACAACCACGTCCGCTCTACCTTCGCGGCGTTCTGGGAGGCCCACCCGGATATCGCTTCCGGCATTCCCATCGACGCCGCTGCCGCCGCGGAAGAAGTCCTCACCGACGAGTACCGCAAGGCCCTGGACGTCGGCTGGCTGGAGTTCGCCGAAGAAGACCTGCGGCCCGGCGGCGACACGGCCCGGTCCGACCTGCTCCGCAACGTCCGGGAATCGCTCCTCGGGCCGGCCGCCAAGGTGCTAACCGAGGCGCCGGGCAACTGGGACGGGTTCGACGCCCGCCAGTACGCCGCCGAGGCCATCGGCGAGCACCTGGAGGTGTCGGAGGACGAGGACGACAGCCGCGCCTACGACGCCGCCGACCGGATCGTGACGGCGTTCGAGCGGCACGCGGGGCTGGCGGCGAGGGAGAAGGCCCTTGGGTTCGCCCTCCCGGCCCTCGTCACCAAGGCCCGCCGCGGCGGCCTGCTGGGCGGGGTCGCGCGGGCGGTCGGGGCCGCCGCCGTCCTGGCCGGCCACTTTGACGAGTCCAAGCACCCGAGAGGAAACGCGCAGAACCGCGGCCAATTCGCCCGTGGCGGGGGCTCCAAAAAGCCGCGGGCCAGCGTGCTTTCGGCCGACACCCCGAAGCCGGCCCGCGCCCCAAAGTTCCGCAACGCCGACCGCCGGTTCACGCGGGTGGCCCCGCCGCCGTCCCTACCAGGGCGCGCCCGCCCGTCGATGCCCGGCACCGGTAATCCCCCGCCGAACCTGGGTAGCCCCGCCAACGAAACCGAGGCCCGCGAGCACCTGATCTGGGCGATGGGCCGGGCCAACATCCTGCGCCGGCAGGCCCAGGCCGGGCGGCCGTTGAACGCCCGCCAGCAGCGGGAATTCAAGCTCAGCCTCAGCCTGGCCAGCCGCCTCCACGCCCAGCACTTCTCAGAGGAAGCGCAGGCCCGCAAGGAGTCGGGGGAGTCCACCGACGCCTTCGGCCTGCCGACGGTAGCCGGGAAGCCGAAGGCCGAGGCGAAGCCCAAGCCGGCCCCGAAGGGCACGCCGCCCTCCGACCCCCGGCACAACCCGGACCTGGACGCGGCGTTCGCCGAGCCGGAGCAGGCAAAGCCCCGCCCGCGCACGGGCCGGACCGAGCTGCGGCCGAACGACCTCCTGGACGAGGTGTTCGGCAAGGCCCTGCGGTTCGCCCTTCCCGGCTTTATCCAGAAATCCCGCGCGGGGACTTGACAAGCCCGCCGCCCGCCCCACTTTCCCCCCGCCCCACCCCGCCCGCCTAATGGACCCACGTAGCTTGCGGACTGCCGCATCCCCATTGGGTCCACCGATATGAGCACGCTCGCCGGTAAGTCCGCCGCCGCGGAAGTCCTCGAACTCGTCGCCGAGGTCAAGAAGGGCGTCGCCGACGTCCAGGCGGAGCAGAAGATCCAGCGGCGGGAACTCGCCGAGTTCAAGGAGAAGCACGCCGGTGCCGTGTATCCCGCGGGCGTCAACCCGAACGGGGTGTACGCCCAGATCGGGCGACTGCCGGGCGACTCCGAGGGGTACAGCGTCCTCCGGGCCGCCGGCTACATGGCGGGCTTCGTGGACCGCGAGAAGGTCAAGTACGAGTTGGACGTCCACGAGAAGCTCAAGGCCAGCTACCACGACCACGGCTGGCGGCCGACCCCGAATCAGGGCGGCCGGTCGATGGTCATCCCCTACGACACGAGGTGTTTGCCCCAGGGGTCCTCGGCCGAGCAGCGGACCGTCGCCGAACTCAAGCTGAAGATGGTGGCCAACGCGGATCAGGTGGACCCGCTGGAGGCGGCCTGGATCGGCCGCAAGATGGGCCTGCGGCAGAAGGACCTGGGGACCGTGGACGAGAACACCGGCGGCGTCCTGGTCGGGTTCCCGACCCTGATGGAGCTGGTGGACATCCAGCGGAACCTGGAGGTGTTCGCCCGGGCCGGGGCCTCCGAGGTCGGCCTGCCCGCCAACGGCCGGATGCAGTACCCCAAGCTGACCAACGTGACCACGGCCTACTGGGTCGGCGAGGGGGCCACGATCACGGAGTCCACCCCCGCCACCGGGTACCTGGACTTGCAGGCCAAGAAGCTGGGCGTCCTGGTGGACCTGAACAACGAGCTGATCCGGTTCGGGTCCATCACCGCCGAGGCGATGGTCCGGGGCGACATGGCCAAGGTGGCGGCGCTCAAGGCCGACCTGGCGATGCTGGAGGGCACCGGCGGGACCCAGATCAAGGGCCTCATCACCTACCCCTCGGCGGCGTCCTGGAGCACCGGGACGGACCCCCTGCTGGCCTACACCGTCACTTCCAACCTGTTCCAGATCAGTGACGCGGCCGAAATGGAGTCCATCCTGCCGGACACGGCGGGCGAGCCGACGGCCTGGGTGATGGCCCGGCAGTTGTGGGCCAAGATCCGGAACCGGCGGGCCGCCGCCGTCACGGCCGGGGACAACGAGGGCCCGTACCTGGCCAGCGTGTGGCGGAGCCTCCAGGAGCGGCAACAGTACCAGCTCGACGGGACGCCCGTCGTCCGGTCCACCCAGGTGTCCCGGACCCGCGACAACGGGTCCCGGACCTACGTCATTCTGGGCCACTTCCCGGACTGGGTGACGGCCCGGTTCGGGGTCCTGGAGTTCCTGAGCAGCAACGTCGGGGACACCCAGATGACCAACGACCAGACCCGGCTCCGGTGCATCCAGCACATCGACGCCGGCCCCCGGCACGCGAGCAGCTTCGTGTTCGCGGATGCCATCAACGTCGCGTGAGCCTTCGGCCCCGCAGGGCCCCTGTTGTCCTCCCCCGGAGCCGAGAGTTCAATGTCCAGCAAACTCAACGACATCAAGGTCCTCCACCTGGCGGCCGGGAACACCAACCCGACCATCGCGGTGTCCACGGACATCACGGCCGCCGCCGTGGACATGCTGACGTGCGACAACAACTGCTTTGCCATCCAGGTGGTCGGCACGGTGGCCGGGACCGAGTTGACGTTCGTCGGGAAGGTCCAGGAGTCCCCGAGTACGACCGCGGCGTCCTTCACGGACGTGGCCGGGGCCGTGTTCACGACCATCACGAGTACCACCGGGGTCGGGGGCATCCAGGTCCTCAACTTCCAGCGCACCCAGCGGTTCGTCCGGTACGTCGGGGACATCGCCGGGACCACCAGCGCGGTCGCCCTGAGCGTCCTCATCGGCGGGCAGAAGAAGCAGTATTGAGAGCCAGACGAGCCAGACGGCGACCTCACCCGGGCCACCATGAGCAGCAAACTCGGCGACATCAAGGTCATCCACGTCGCGCCCGGGATCACCAGCCCGACGGCCGCCGTCACGGCCGACGTGACCGGCCCGGCCGTGGACCTGATCACCAGCGACGCCCGGTGCTTCGCCATCCAGGTGGTCGGGAGCATCACGGGCGTGGCCGTCGGGCTGGCCGGGAAGATGCAGGAGTCGCCCAGCACCACGGCCGGGAACTTCGTGGATATTCCGGGGGCCACGTTCACCCCCCTGGCGGGCCTGTCCACCGGGGTCGGCGGCCTCCAGGCCATCGCGTTCACCCGCACGCAGCGGTATGTGAGGTACGTCGGGGACATGACGGGCACCACGCTCATCAGCGGTACGACGACCACGGTCCTGGCCATCGCCCTGGACGTGGTGATCGGGGATCAGAAGAAGCAGGTGTGAGGCCACAAGGGGGCGTGATGGCGTCGTTCGTTCACATCGGCGGGTACACCGTCAACCTGTGTCACGTCTGTAGTGCCGTCTGGGCCTCCGACGGGTCCGTGGTCGTCGGCCTGGACAACGGCGGGACGCTGAAGTTCAGCGGGGCCGAGGCCGACGAGTTGGCGGTCGCCGTCGGGCGCGAGGTGGCGACCTTTGAGGGTGTGATGCCGGTGGACGGGATCGGCCTCGCCGGCCCGCCCGTCCAACTCCCCAACGGCCTCAAGGAATTAGACGACACCCCGAGCGACGAGCGAGTATAATACCGCCACTCGTCGCCCCGCGCAGACTCGCGCATGCAAATCTCCCTCACCGACCCCCCCGTCCCGCCCCACCACGTCATTGTCACCTTCGGCCCGGGCATCGGGAGTGATGCCCAGGGCCGTGCGCTGTTACGGCTGGAGCGGTATTTGAGGGAGGAGTTGGGGGTGCCGGCGGAGGTGTTCAAGGTCACCATGCAGGACGACCTTAAGCGGCGGCGGGACATGACGGTCGAGCAGAGGGCCAGCCTGTGAGCATCGAAGAAGAGTTGGCGATATGCGCCCGCGACCTGGCCGCGTTAGTCACGGCCTACCGCGAGGCCGAGCAGGAGTGGGAAGTGTTGAGGCGGCGAGAACAGGAAGCGATCAGCCGCCGCGATGCCATTTACACCAACATGCGGGACCAGCGCATCAAGCTCATGGAAGTCATCGAGACAATGGCGACCACGCCGGCCGACCCCGAGCCGCGGGGAGAACTCGTCCGCGACCGCCGGTTCCGCGAGTTCATCTGATGACCGCCGCCCCGCCCATCGACGCCGAGCGGATGCCCCTCGTGGGGGGCGACGTCATTGACACCGTTGACGAGCGCTGGGCCACCGGCGACGGCGGCTGGTACGGGGCGGCGGCGGACTTCGCGGAGACCCGGCTGGGGGCGGGGCGGGGCCGTTTGTGCCTCGTGATCGGCTCGCCGATGCCGGAGTTGAAGCGGCTGTGGGCCGCCGCCTGGCGGACGACCTACATGGACGTGCGCCGGCCGCCGAACCTGCCCGGCGTTTACTGCGACTGTGACGCGACGGAGATGGGGGGGGTGGCGGACGGCCTGTTCGACGCCGTGTCTTCGACGTGCGTCCTGTGCCACGCGGGCCTCGGCCGCTACGGCGACCCGGTCAAGCCGAACGGCGACCTGCTGATGCTCCGGGAAATCTACCGGGTGCTGCGGCCCGGCGGGCTCGCGGCAATCATGGCCGGCCCCGCCGTGGAAGCGCTGCCCCGGTCCGTCGTGTACGGGAACGTCCACCGGATCTATGCGCCGGCCGATGTTTACTGCATGGCGGCCGACGTGGGCTTCGAGGTCATCGAGTCGCAGCTAGTCGAGGCGGCGGAGCCGATGGGGGCCCCGGAAGTGGAAGAGGTCATTGACCCGCACGGCTCGCCGGTCATCACCTACGCCTACCTGTCCGTGCTGCTGAGGAAACCATGAGCGCTGACGAGAAGACCGCCACCCTTGAGCCCGAAACGCTGACGGTCAAGGTCGGCACCCTGGAAGTGGTCGCGACCGGCCCGAGCGGGAGGCACGCGAAGGTGAAGGTCAACGGCGTCCACGTACCGGCCAAGCGGCTGGTGCTGACCGTGGGCATCAATGAGGTGACGACCGCCGAGTTGACGTACATGCCGGGTTTCGAGTTCCGCGAGGACGGCAGCGGACGACTCTGGCCGGTTCAGACCGGCGCCGACGACCCGATTGTGAGGGACGCTAAATGAGCGTGGCACTCCCGGACTTCGTTGACCAGCTCATCATCGATGGGACGAAGGTCGGCTGGTACCCCGACCGCATCGCGGCGTGGCAGCGGGGGGAGAAGATCGCGCCCATCACAATGGACGTGTCGATGACACGTTCGTGCAATTATGCGTGTGACTTCTGTTACGCGCAACTTCAGGCCAGCGAAGGAGTTGGGAAGATCACCAAGGATATCTTCCTCGACTTTCTCACCGACGCGGCGGCCATTGGGGTCCGGGGGATCTCATTCATCAGCGACGGGGAGAGCACGGTTGTTCCTTGGTGGGCGGATGCCGTCGAGCACGCCGCCAAGGTCGGATTGAAGGTCGGCGCCGGCAGCAACGGGTACAAGCTCACCAAGCCGATTCTCGAAAGGACGCTCCGCCACCTTTCGTTCTTGCGATTCAACTTCTCTGCCGGCGAACCCAAGCGCTACGCCGAGATCATGGGCGTGCCGCGCGACTGGTTCCATCAGGTGGTTCAGAACATCAACGACGGGATGGAGATCATTCGGCGGGACGGGCTCGGCTGCACCCTCAACATGCAGATGGTCCTCAACCCGAAGGATGGGGACCAGATCATCCCCTTCGCTCGCCTTGCGGCCGAGTTGAAACCGACGTATGCGGTCATCAAGCACTGTGCCGACGGGAGCGACGGCCAACTCGGTGTGGACTACAGCCGCTACGAGGAACTGTACCCGGCCCTCGAAGAGGCCGAGCGGATCGGGCGTCAGGCGGGCGTCCGCATCACGGCGAAGTGGGAGCGGATCAAGGCGAAATGTTCGCGCACCTACTCGCAGTGCTACGGCCCGAGGTTCCAGCTCCAAATCAGCGGGAACGGCACGGTCGCACCATGCGGAATGCTGTTCAACGAGGCTCACAAGAAGACCCACATCGGGAACATCATCACCACCCGCTTCCGTGACATCTGGGCGAGCGAGCGCTACGACGAGGTGATGGACTATATCGGCGGGGATCAATGGGACAGCCGTCGGAGATGTCCACCGGGTTGCCTGCAAAATCCCAGCAATGAATTCCTGTACGCCTACAAGCACGGGAGGGTAGCGCTGCCGACGAGTCCGGCCCCTGCGCACATTGAGTTCGTGTGATGTGGGATCGTAGAATGCGGTGCCGGGGAGTCGTTACCTCCCCGGACACCTTGACACAGCCGACCCGTGGAGGGGCCGACCATGTCCGACATCCATTCTACGAAGCGATGCAAGCAGTGCGGGGTCGAGAAGGCGTTGGAAGAATTCACCGCTCAGAAGAACGGCAAGTACGGCCGAACTTCTCGTTGCCGGCTGTGTGTGAACATCAACCACCGCGCCCATCGGGACCGGGTAAACCCACCCGACCAGAGGCCGATCAACATCCGCCGGAGGCTGGCCGAGCAAGGGCTGAAGAAGTGCAGCGGGTGTGGCGAGATCAAGGCGTTCTCGGAGTTCCGCAAGACCAGACGACCTGACGGCTACATCCCCGGGCCACTGTGCAGGCCGTGCGATTCGGCCCGGTGTGCCGACTGGGAGGCAAGGAACAAAGAGTATCGGCTGGAGTACCATCGCCAGCACGGCCGCAGGCCGGAGACGTTGGAGCGGAAGCGGGCGTACAAGCGGAAGATGTACCTGGGGAACGTGCGGTACGTCATGGCGATCCTTCTCCGCCACGCCTTAAAGCGAAGGCCGACGGACAACCCGGCGACTCGCGATGAACTGTGGGAGATGTGGGACAAGTCCGGCGGCCGATGTGCGATCAGTGGGATTCAGATGGTCTGGGGGAAGGGCCGGGTGATGCCGAACTCCTTGTCCCTGGACCGGATCGACGCCGACCAGGGCTACTCGAAGGGTAATGTTCGGCTCGTCTGTCACGCGATCAACGCCTTCCGCGGTCGCATGACCGACGCCGAGATGCTGGACATGGCGAAGGCCATCGTGGCGAACCTGGACCGCCCGGCCCCGCCGCCGGGCCTGTTAGCACTCGCGGGGGTGACGTGATGGGCCAGCGCATCGTCCGGGTCAGCTATGCCCTCCTGGCGGACGTGCTCAAGCTGCCGCCCGACGCGAAGGTGGTGGCGGTCTCGACCCACGACCGGTTCGATTGCGACGAGCTGTCGATCAAGGTGGAGTCGCCGGAGTTCTCGGCCATCGAGCCCGGCTGGTGCATTCCGGCGGTGTCTCCGATGTATTCCGTCGTGGACGGCCGGCCGCAGTTCGACGGATGGGACGGGTTGACCCCGGCCGTGAAGACGGACCTTGTCCGGTACCTCAACGAGATTAAGGCGGAACTCCTTTTGTCGAAGCCGGGGGTGGAGGTCGTGCCGGCCTCGCCGCCGCCGGACGAACCGGCAGTGACGTTCCGCGAATTCCTGTAACCGACTCGCCCGCCCATTCCGGCCCATACCCGGAGCAGACCCGTGCCCGACACCGCCGCCCGGAAGATCGTGCCCCTGGAATCGCTGGCCGCCATCGCCGCCGACCTGCGGCGGGAGGGGGCCCACATCGTCATGGCCCACGGGTGCTTCGACCTGTTGCACTACGGGCACATCCAGCACCTCCAGAACGCCCGCAAGTTGGGGAACTGTCTCATCGTGACCGTCACGGCCGACCAGTTCGTCCACAAGGGGCAGGGCCGGCCGCGGTTCAACCAGCACATGCGGGCGATGGCCCTGGCGGCGCTGGACTGCGTGGACTACGTGGCCGTCAACCACGCCGAGACGGCCGCGGAGGCTATTGAGCTCGTGTCCCCCCACACGTTCGTGAAGGGGGTCGAGTTCAAGGGCATCGAGTCCGAAAAGGAGTCGCTCCGCCGGTGCGGGGGGCGGATGGAGTACGTGAGCGGGGAGACGATCCTGAGCTCGACCGCCCTCCTGGCCGGCCAGCCCGCCTGAACCGGGGGCCTGTTATCCTCGGGGCCGTAGCGACCCCCTGGCCACCTCTCGCGGCCCCGCATGTCCCTCGACGCCCGTAACGTGCAGACGACCGCGACCGGCCAGGGGGCCCCGGTGGCGGTCGATAGCGCCGGCGGGCGGGACTATCAGCTCGTCAAGTTGGCCGCCGGCCAGACCAGCGCCACCGTCCACCTCGAAGGAACGACCGCGGCCCCGAGTGCCGCCGCCGCGGGCCTCGTCGTCCGGCAAGTGGACGGCCTCAGTGTCACGGCGGCCGTGAGCGGGTCCGTGAGTCTGGTTGGCGGGACGGTGGCGGTCTCGGGCGTCACCCCGGTCACCACCCAGGCGTCCGTCTCCGTCACCGGGCTGCCCGTCTGGTGGAACCCCACGGCCACCGTCGGCCTCGCGGCCGGGGCGTCGGTCTCCCTGGCGGGGACCGCCGTCGTGTCCGTGGTCCCCGGCGTCAGCGTCGTCCTGGGCGGGCTGGCGACCGTGGACGCCACGACCGCCGGCCTGCCGGCCGCGGCCTCGACCGGCCTGATCGTGGCCCTCAAGCAGGGGGCCATCGTCACCGTCACCCACCTGCCCGGCAACAACGTCACGGTGGTCTCGACGGTCCGGACGGTTGACACGGTGCTGGGGGTGGTCGCCGTCTCGGGCAACGTGGCCATCGGCGTGAGCGTGACCGGGACGACGGAGCAGGGGTACGCCGCCGCCCACCTCTCGACGGGCCCGTTCGACGCCGGGGTCCGGGCCCTGGCCGTCCGCCCGGTCGGGTCGGTCCCGGTGTCCGGGACCGTGACCGTGGCCAACGGCGCCAGCGTCACGATCCAGCAGGGGGCCAGTGTCAGCGTCTCGGCCGTCAACACGGTCGGGACGGTGCTGGGGACCGTGGCGGTGAACGTGGTGGCGGGCGGGGCCGCCCCCGGCACCACGGTCACCACCCAGGCCGCCCTCACGGCCCAACTCGTCTGGCTCGCCCCGACCCAGACCGTGGCCGTGGTCTCGACCGTCGCGACGATCCTGGGCACCCAGATCGTCAGCGTCGTCCCCGGCCTGTCCGTCAACCTGTCCAACTTCGGGTCGGTGGCCGCCACGACCACGGCGTCCGGGCTGTCGGGCGTTACGGGGTTGCCCGTGTGGGTGGCCAACCCGGCGACCGTCACGGTAACCGTCACCGTGACGACCACGGGGACCGTCTCAATCCTGAACGTCGTCCCCGTCACCACGCAAGCCTCGGTCTCGGTGACCGGCCTGCCGGTGTGGTGGAACCCGACGGCCGCCGTGGGTATCGCCGGGACGGCGGTCGTGACGCTGGCGACCGGCGGCACCCTGGCCACGCTCCTGGGCACGGTCGCGGTCAACGTGGTGGCCGGGGGGGCGGCCCCGGGGAACACGGCCACGAGCCAGGTGGCGACGACGGCCCAGGTGGTCTGGCTGGCCCCGACGCAGACCGTGTTGGCCGTCTCGACCATCGTGACCATCCTGGGCACCCAGGTCGTCACGGTGGTGCCGGGCCTGTCCGTCTCGGCCGTGGTGAGCGGGACCGTGACCGTCCTGAACGGGGCCAGCGTGTCGGCCGTCGTCTCCGGGACCGTGACCGTCAACAACGGCGTTTCGGTCACGGTCCAACAGGGGGCGTCCGTCTCCGCGGTCGTCTCGGGGACCGTGACGGTGGCCACCGGGACGGTGACCCCCCTGGACGTGGGCCGGACGAACGTCTTACTCACCGTCACCTCGACGTCCGTCGGCATCAGCGGGACCACGGTGCCGTTCGCGTTCCAGGTGGGGCTGAGCGTGCCCGTGGCCAACACCACGTCCTGGGTGGTGCCCGCGGACAAGACGTTCCGCATCCTGGCAATTAATGGGGTTGTCCAGAACAGCGTCACGACGAGCCCGGCATTGGTCCGCCTGTTCGTGCTGGCGTCCACGGCCCTGCCGACCTGGACCTCGACGGTCCCGGTTGCCGCCCAACTCGGGATTCAGGCCGTGAGCCAGACTGTGGCCTACTCGGGGTGCGCGGTGGGGATCGCGGACGTGCCGGCGGGGGCCACCGTCGGGCTCGCGTTCAGCGTCGGGACGAGCGGCGCATCCATCGTGCATGCCCAAGTGGCGGGGTACCTGTTCCCGTAACGCGGGGGAGGCGGCCGTCGCCTTCCCTCCGCCCCGCCGGCCGCCGACGCTCGGCGGCACACCTGGACACCTTGACTGACACGGGAGGGGAGTCCGTATGCAACTGACCCAAGCCCAACTCGGCACGCTCAAGACGTGGCTGACCGCCAACGCCAGCGGCGTCCCGGACGAGGAGGCGGCGGCGCTGCTGAACGCCTTCGCCTCGCCCGACTACTTCGTCTGGCGGCGGAACGTGCCGGTGGCCGAGATTCTCGACCAGGTGACGTGGACGAACTACACCCCGAACGACGCCCCGGACAACACGAACACGTTCAACAACCGGGCGTTCACGGTCCAGATCAAGCAGCAGAACCTGGCCCTCCTGTTCGTCGGCCGGACCGAGTTCGACGCCACCAAGACCAACCTGCGGGCCGCCCTCAACGACGCCACCACCAACCTGCTGACCGGGGCCGCCGGGGCCTCCCGGTCCGGCGGGTGGACGGGGATTCTGCCCGTCCTCCGGCGGAGGGCGACCGTCGGCGAGAACCTGTTCGCCGTGGACGACGGGGCCGGGGTCGGGAACACGACCGGCGACCCGCGGGGCAACTCGACCAACCCGGACAACTGCGGGACGGGCCTGAACGGGGCCGTCCTGGAGGGCCAAGTCACCGCCGCCAACGTGTCGGAGGCCCGGAACCTGCCGTAGCCGGCGGGCGGGGTTAGCGCATGGCCGACCAGGCACGATTCGTCGAGCGGCTGGGAACCCCAATCGTCTTCGGGGAGGCGTCCGGCACCATCGGCGGGCAGGCCGTAACCGCCACCCTGTCGCTGGACGCCCTGGCGTCCGGGTCCGGCCGCATGTCCGCCGAGGCCGACCTGGGGGCCGACCTGCCCGAGGAGCTGCTGGTCATCCCGTTCGCCGAGACGGGGACCGCCCCGACCGCGGGCGGGACGGTTGACTTCTACCTGGCCGGGTCCCACGACGGGACCAACTACCCCGGCGGGTGTACCGGGGCGGACGGGGCCTGGCCGTCGGACGGGAACGAGGACGAGTGGCGGGTCCAGCTCGGGCAAGCCTTCTCGCTCATCGCCACGAACGACGGGAACGTCGTCCAGATGCAGCAGCCGTACCGGACCAAGCCGCCCGGCCGGTACCTGGTGGCCGTCTGCGACAACAACCTGAGCCAGGCGTTGCGGGACGAGGCGACGGCGAGCAACAACGGCTCCGGCCTCGTCGTCTACCCGATCTACCGGTACGCCATCGACCCGTAACGGAGGGGGCCGCCCATGCCGCGCCCCACCCTCCAGGGCGGGTACGCCGACTGCCGGGACGACTCCCTCTACCCGGACCTGTGGCCGGACCACGGCTGGTGCCCGTCACTCGGCATCCAGGGGGCCAGCCTCCGGAACGTCGCCCACCGCCGGCACCCGCCCCTCACCCTCTCCACCGGGAACACCTGGAGCGTCAACCCGGACCCGGTCGGCCCGGCCCCGCAGTACAACGGGACGAGCCACTTCGCGCAGACGGCCGCGGCCATCGACCTGACCGACACCACGGTCCTAACCCTGGCGTTCTGGCTGTACTGGGACTCGTTCTCGAACAATGACGACCTGGTTCTGGAGTCGTCGGCGAACTTCAACAGCAACCAGCACGGGCTGATTATCAACGCCGACGCCAGCGACCAGGGCGGGGCCGGGTACGCCGGGATCAACGCGAGCGGGGCGGCGCTTAACTCCGTCACCTACCCCCGCCCGACGGCCGCGGCCTGGCACCACTGGGCGTTCGTGCTGGACCGCGGGGCCGGGGCCCAGCAGGTCCGGGCGCTGTACATCGACGGCCAGCCGGTCACCCTGACCCAGGTGGCGACGACCACGACTTCCGGCACGTTCGGGAGTTTCACCTGGAACTTCATGTGCCGGAACGGGGCCAGCCTGTTCGCCGACGGGCGGATGGGCGACTTCCTGATGTACAAGCGACTCCTCGGCCAGGCCGAGGCCGTCCGCCTGTACCGGGGCGAGCACCCCCTGCACCGGCGGCGGCGGGGGCCGCTGTACGTCCAGTCGGCCCCGCCGCCGCCGCCGCCAACCGGCCCCCCGCCCGTCCCGGCCGGCGGCGGCGAGCAGGCCGTGATTGCGCTGTGGAGCCAAGTCGGCCTTCTCACGCCCTGATCACAGCCCGGCATTCGTTCAACGTCCGGACGCTTTTGCCGTTCTACAACTCGCGCCGCCGGTTATAATTCCACCACGCCCATCCGCGAGAGACCCATCGTTGCAGCCCTTCACGTTGTTGCCCGCCACGGGTAGTGAGCAGGTGGACGAGTGGATTCGCCTCGGGACCGAGGCCCAGATCGGCGGGAACTTCCCCAAGGCCGAACAGTTCTATCGGAGTGCGCTGCGGCTCAATCCCAACCACGCCACCGCCACGCATAATCTGGCGGTCCTCCTCGCCTGCACGGGCCAGCTCAATGACGCCTGCCTGGCGATGGAGCGGGCCACGCTGTTCGACGGGGTGGAGCCGGTGTTGTGGGCGAACAAGGCATTGTTAGGGCTGGAGTCGGACAGGATCGATGAGGCCCTGGCGGCGGCGGCGCGGGCTGTTGCGCTCGCCCCGGAGCCCCCCGCGGACCCCACGGCCGACCCCCTGAAAACGGCCGGGTACCTCAACTCCCGGTTGGCGTTTGCGATGGTGTCAGCGGCAGCCGGGCGGCCCGGCGATTCCCTCCCGGCCTACAACGACATGCTGGCCATCGAGCCGAAGCACCCGGCGGCCGGCCCGAATGCGTGCTTCGTCACATCCCTGATGGACGTCGGCCCCCGCGAACTCCGGGCCCAGCGGGACCGGTGGTACGCGGCCCATAGGGTCGGGCGTCCGGCGTGGCCGCACCGGAATGCGAAGGACCCGGAGAAGGTGCTGCGCGTCGGCTACGTCGGCGGGGATTTTAAGAGCCACTCCGCGGCGATGATGTTCTCCAATGTGATCCTCCACCACGACAAATCCCAGGTAGACGCCTACCTGTACTCGTCCCTCCCGACGGACCCGGCGAAGGATGATGTCACCGGGTTCTTTCGCAAGGCGGCGAACTGGCGTGAGGTCGTCGGGAAGAGTGACGAGGACGTGGTGTCGATGATCGAGGCGGACGGGATTGACATCCTCGTGGATTTGGCGGGCCATACAAACGGCGGCCGGCTGGGCGTCTTCTGCCACAAGCCGGCCCCGGTGCAGGTGA